TAAATCATTTTGAATATCCCGATAGAGCTTTTACGGGTGGAGGGGAAACTTGGACCGCTGCTGTAACCGCCGCCGTAGCTGATTTGCGGGCAAGCATAGAAGAAAGGAAGGGATGATATGGCTTACATCAAACAAGAAAGCAGGCATTGTTGTAACACTTGTGTTGCGTCTGTGTTGTCTGAATTTAATGCAGAACAACTAATTTGCGAACATGAACCATTGCCCGATGACCTACATAGAGATAGCAATGCTGAGGCTGTCGTGGATGATAATGGTATGTGCGAATACTATGAAGATTGGAACCGAAAGACCCGCCGATGAGTTATCCTAATTATATCCTAATCTGTGCTAAATTAGGATGAGAGGGCGCAAATGCCAATAAGAATCCAACGTAAGCGAACCAAAGGCTGGAATATGCAGGCCGCTTCGCCTAACGGTCTGCCGGTTGTCTATGTTGGCAGACCGTCAAAATATGGCAATCCATTTCGTATTGGCGTAAATGCGAGAGATTATTCCACATTGGTTGTGTTATTTGAGACATGGCTTGCTGGCGACATTTCAGGCTACGGTGATCCGCCGACCATTGAGGAAATAAAACGTGCCCTGCGCGATAAGAATCTATGCTGCTGGTGTCCACTTGACCGTGAATGTCATGTGTCCGTATTGTTAAAAATAGCCAACGAGTGAAAGTGAGATAAGCAATGCAAAAGACTAACATTTCTTACGTAACGCATTCGTGGAATCCGCTGGCCATGCGCTGTACGCCTGTATCCGAAGGCTGTCAAAACTGCTGGCATTTGCGGATGTGCGACCGGCAGAAGAACAATCCCTTGCTCTCCGCCGAGGTTCGGGCGGCCAAGGCGGGGGGTAAGCCTATATTCTTGGACAAAGACGCTGATGTTGTAATGAATGCTAAAGAAAACAGCAAGATTGCAGTTCAGTTCATGGGAGACCTTTTTCACGAAAGTATCAATATCCGGGGCACAGAGATAAATCGTGTGTTCAAATTGATGGGATGCTCGTATGCTACTTTTCTTGTGCTCACGAAGCGATCCGACCGCATGGCCAAAAGTATTCAATTCTTATATGGAGATCAATTCCCTGATATATTCCCAAATGTATGGCTCGGCGTGTCCTGTGAAAACCAGGAGTGGGCCGACAAGCGGATACCGATACTGCTGAACATACCGGCAGCGGTAAGGTGGATTAGTCTAGAGCCGATGTTGGAAGGTTATATGATATTGCCGCTAAAAGGGGTACGGCAACGAAATAATGGAACGATTGAAGAAATTCCGATTGATTGGGTAATAGTCGGCTGCGAATCTGGCCCGCACCGCCGACCGTGCAAGCTAAAATGGGTTTTCGACATTGTGAGCCAATGCAAGGCAGCCAATGTCCCTTGCTACGTCAAGCAGGTCGAGATAAACGGCAAGGTCAGCCACACCCCCTCGGAGTGGCCGGAAGAGCTGCGAGTAAGGCAAATGCCGGAAAGGAAATAAATATATGAACATTCAGACGTACGCCGCGATTAAGATTATGGCTGGTCTCGCAGCCAACCCTACCACATCCATAGATGACCCCGTACTTAACGCATCAATTGCACTAGGTTGGACTAATGCTCTAATGATGGAATTACAAAGAATCCCGGATGAACAAAAAAAAGGAAGTGAATTAGCCGAAAGATTAAAAGACGCAGGTTTAATGCAAAAATGCCCAACATGCCAAGGAAGAGGATGGAAATTATTGCCCGCATATCGAAAACAGACATAAAGGCTCGACCAAAAAAGAAAAAAGTAATTTATTTCCTTGACAGACGGCAATTTATGGTTTATAATATACTTATACAAATGGAGTAGTCTGTGGCGACAGCAACACTCAAAAATAACAGGATTGAACTTAATACACCCTACGAACTTAAAGACCGAGTCAAGGCTTTGCGGGGGGTCAGGTGGGACCCCAGGTCGAAAGTCTGGTATCTGCCGGCCACTGCCGCCGGCGCATATATCGCAAAGAACTTTATCTATGATTTGTACCCACCTGAAAAATATGGGCGATTGCCGGAGATTGATCCAGAAATCTCCAAGCTTATATCACTGCGAGTTACTGCCGAAGAAATAAAACTCAAAAAATATCTGGAACCCGCCAAGTCAGAAACCAAACCCTGGTACCATCAGACTCAGGGCTATCACCTGATTAAATTGTTGCCCGCGTCAATGCTCGCGTTCAGCATGGGGACAGGCAAAACAAAGTGTGTAGTGGACGCGGTGTGTAATATAACTGATTGTACACAGGTGCTTATCGTCTGCCCAAAAAGCGTCATTGATACCTGGCCGGCGGAGTTCGAGAAACACGCCCGCTATTTTGTAAACGTCATTGCCTTGCGCGAGGGAACCATTGCGGCACGAACTAAACTAGCTAGACAACAGTTACAACTGGCCAATGCCCGGCATGAAAAGATAGTCCTGGTAATAAACTACGATGCTGTATGGCGTAATCTATTCGGTCAATTCGCCACCGAGATTAAATGGGATATGATTGTGGCCGACGAGTGTGTCCCATTAGGTACAAAAATATCTACCCCGCTAGGAGACAAAAAGATCGAAGATATTCAACTAGGCGATCTGGTTTATGGATTTGACCATAAAACAGGCAAAATTACAGAAACCATTATAAAACATATATTTAGGAAAACATCATCGTGTAATTTTGTACAAGTAGGGAATACATATCTTACCCCCGAACATCCCGTATTCACAGATCGGGGCTATATTGCAGCAAATTTATTAAAAAAATATCTTGATTCAGTGTACTGCATTGATATAAAATATCCTATGGCTCAACCAGGAGAAAAAAGAAATGTACAAACTTGTCTGTCAAAATTGCAAAAAGACCTACACTACGATAAGAAAAACACAAATGTATTGTTCAAACCAATGCCGTACCCAAGCACATCCGCCACCACATGGACCTCGCAAAACACCCTATCATCTTATTTGCCAAATATGCGGAGGAGAATTTTTGGCGGACAAGAAAATGGCGAGAGGCAAACCACGGAGATTTTGTGGTACTTCCTGTTCTGCCAAATGGCGAATGTCTCAACCAGAACACAAAGCAAAAGTATACACCGAACATATGCGCAGCAAGAGCAAAGCAAACATGCTAAAACTGCGCAAAAACAAAAAAGCGATGAAGAAACTTCAGCAGTATTTACATTCAGACAGGAATCCTTTTCGAGATCCCAAAACCAGAGAAAAGGGTTTAGCGAAGTTGGCAGCCCAAGGTTGGAAACATCTAAACGGTGGCAATGGCGCAGGTCCAACGAAACCCCAGTTGGCATTATATCATTTATTAGGCAAAGGATGGTTGATGGAGCATTGTGTAAACCATCTGAAAATAGACATAGCAAATCCAACACTAAAAATAGCAATAGAAGTGGACGGCCATACACACAAAACGAAAAAGGTTCAAGCTACAGATATGAGAAAAAATCAGATGTTAGAAAACCTAGGATGGAAAGTTTTTCACTTTTGGAACTGGGATATTTTGGAAAATCCAACACAGATTATGAAACAAATCAAGAAGTAATGAATCTCGAAACTACTACAGGAAATTATTTTGCTAATGGATTGCTCGTCCATAATTGCCACAAAATAAAAGCCCCGGCAGGCCGCTGTAGCAAATTCATGGCCAAACTAAAAGCCGTTCGCAAGGTGGGACTTAGTGGCACGCCATTACCGCATTCGCCCCTCGACGCCTACGCCCAATACAGATTTCTCGACCCAGGAATCTTCGGTACAAGTTTTGTAAGATTTCGCGCACACTTTGCCGTCCTCGGTGGCTTCGAGAACCACCAGGTTATCGGTTATCAGAACGAGCAGGAGTTCAACGAGTTATTTTATTCGATAGCCCATCGAGTCAAAAAAGAGGATGTGCTCGACCTGCCGCCGGTGATCCATGAACCGAGAATTATAGACCTCGGTGATACAGCTCGCAAAGCCTATGATGAGCTAGAGAAACAATTTATAGCCGATGTAGGCGAGGGCATTATAACGGCGGCCAACGCCCTGGCCAGATTAATACGATTGCAGCAAATAACTAGCGGCTTTGCCAAGCTCGAAACCGGTACGGAAATGCCTATCGACACCGGCAAAGCCGAGGCCCTGGCTGATATACTAGACGATTTGGAGCAGTCCGACCCGCTGGTTGTATTTTGCCGATTCAGACGAGACCTCGAAACTGTCCAACAAATATCCGAAAAAGCCGAACGCAAATGCTTTGAGCTATCCGGCTCAATCAACGAACTAGCCGAGTGGAAGGCGGCTACTGGCGGCGAGGTCTTGGCCGTGCAGATTCAGGCCGGCGGACTGGGAATCGACCTGACTCGATCAGCCTACGCCTGTTACTACTCACTGGGATTCAGCCTCGGTGATTATGAGCAGAGCATGGCCAGGCTGCATCGACCCGGCCAAAAGAGATCGGTAACTTACTTGCATTTGGTGGCTCGTAAAACCGTGGATGAGAAAGTCTATAAGGCTTTGAAGCAAAGAAAAACCGTAATCGAATCAATACTGGCGGAGATAAAACATGGAGTTTGAAATGTCAAAACCAAAACAAGGCGTTCTACATGATTATGATCTAATGGCCAATAATGAGTCTTCTGCTCAAAACAAAAAATGTGTTGTCTGTAGCGCAGTCCCCATGACTTTTCAGTGGAGTGATTATCACGGGGAAGGAATGTGCACACAGTGCGGAACACCCTATCAACTAAAAGGTGGATCAGATCAACAGAAAAAAGAAAATAAATACCCATATCTGAATTTAAGGAAAGAGATTATTCCTCTAGTTCAAGACTACTTTTTTGCCACTGGCAAATTCACATATCTTGGCACCGGTTTTTCAAGACCTGGCATAGAAGAATTTTATAAATGGCTTGAAGAAAATAAGGCAGATGAATTGAAAGGACTCTTACAAGATGAGCACTGACACAAGAGAAAGAATAATTTCTGGCAATAGAGGAACATTGCTCACTAGAGACTATGATGGTAAGAACCACTATATTTTTGTGCCAGAATGGACTGTTGTGATTATTGAAATAAAAACAACAAACAAATTACATCTAATAGACGGAACATGCATCGATACAGAAGTTCGTTATGAGAAAAAATGGCACGCCGTGTGTCGCATTTTCTTTAACGATCTCCGAATAATTACTGACAATTTTACACATTCAATTCATGCACACTTCCCTATAGCAGCTAGTGTTTTTGAAGGTAAAATGATTATTACTGACTTGTCCAACCCATCAGAATCAGGATCAGGATCGACATTAATCAATTTCGTTGGCGATGGTGAACTCTTACACAAGGAGAATGGCAATGGCCCTGGCAACAAAGACCGTAGTAAAACCGTATGTGGACCTGATCAAAAAGAAAACATTACTGGAGGAACAACTCCGGGACACTAAAGCCAGGCTGGACGAGCTTGAACCGAAGATTGTCGAGTCCTTTCAGGAAGAAGGCATTCAGTCCACCAAGCTAGACGGATACACTATCTATCTCAATCGCCAGCTATGGGCCGGGCACGCCGGTGACAAGCAGGCTATGTGTGATCTGCTCAAGTCGATGGACGACAATACATGGAACTTCCTGGTCGAAGATAATGTCAACGTCCAACGGCTCAGCGCCCGGGTAAGAGAATGTGAGAAGGATGATAACGGTATGCCTATCCTGCCGGAGCAACTCAAGGAAGTAATCAAAGTGTCGGAGGTATTCAAGATCGGGGCGCGTAAGGCCCCCTAAGCGTTTCTACCAGCCTGTCGCCAACTGGTAGATGGCCCTGCCGTAAGCTGAGGTGGTCGAGGCAGGCCGAGCAAATACATGGGAACGGGGCTCGGTCGGCAGGGTAAATAATAATCGAAGGATAAACGAGTGATTGACCACTACACATTTTTTTAGAAAGGATAGTTATGAGTATGCAAAGAATTGATGACCTGGAACACAACGAGTTGATAGCCTTGACCGAGGAGCAAGTTCAGCGATTAATTGATATTGAGATCGCCCATGCGGGAATAATGCCCACTGAACCTCCTGAACGACCAACTTTAGAAAAAGCTGGCATTATCAAGTCTGAGATTGCTTATCGTGTCGGCGATATGTATTTCGCAGAAAGAACTGATGCTGAGGCAGTCGCACAGATGAATATTCTAAAGGCAGATCACGACTGGAATATCGGTTATGATTATAAGTGGTTAACCATCAAAATCGACTCCGCAATTAGCGAAGAATCATTTTATCGCCACGAAGATGTTGTGTGTGTGAAAAATGTACTTGCCGATAATGAAGCCAAGAAGAAGGATTACGAACCCAAAAAGAATGCCTATGACAAGTACCTTTCTACAACGTCACAGATACGAAGTAATGTTTGGGCAAAAGTACATACAGCCCAAGACCTGCAAAAAGAAATCGAACTAGCAAAGAAAACATACCAGAAGTATTTAGACTTGGCAGAGCAGGACGAAACCGTAGCTACCAATTTCTTTCGTGAAGCATACAAGAAGCGTGAAGATTTAATCGAGGTTATCCTTGGCAAACAAGAGGTAGAAGCATCTATTAGTTAGACCAGACTGCTCGCTTGACTGGCGAGTAAAGCTCTGATGGGTTATGTGATGCCAACACCATCACAACGGAGGCAAAAATACCGCATAAAGAGTTCCGGACGGCACGCCGGATGCGGGACATCAGAGCATATAGCGGGGTGGACAAATGGTAAGTCGAGGGTTTCATAAGCCCTAGTTCCTGGTTCGACTCCAGGCCCCGCAATTCCACTAACCGCCCCAATGGGGCAAAGGAGATTGTTGTATGGCGAAGAAAAACGGAAACGGGAAGAAGGAAACAGGCCTGGCCGTCATCGGCGGCCAGGAATTTGCGATACTAAAGGCTGGTATCGCAGGTCTTAATCAAAGCCTAGCCGAGAATATCGGCGCCGAGGGACTCAGCCCTTTTGAACTCGACCGCGTGCGGATACCCGCCGGCGGAACAAAAGCCTGGGTGATCCCCGGAGTAGATCAGGACGAGGTAGTTGGTAGCTTCACCGGGGTCATCATCTACCACAAGCTCGGGCGCGTCTACTGGGAGAAGGGCCTCGATGAGGGCGGCGGAAACACTCCGCCGGATTGCAGTTCCGACGATAGTATTACCGGTATCGGCACACCTGGCGGAAGCTGTAATAAGTGTCCATTCGCAGAATTTGGTTCATCCAAGAAGGGCAAAGGCCAGGCCTGCAAGCAACTAAAACTATTGTTTGTCATGCGGGAAAATGGTATGCTCCCCATCTGCGTCAGCCTACCGCCCACCAGTCTGCGAAAGGCCAAGCAGTATATGCTGCGACTAGCCTCACGATCACTGCCCTACTACGCGGTTCTAACCAAGTTCGACCTCGAAGAGGCCAGCAACGGCGAGGGCATCAAATACAGCCGCGCCGTTTTGACCACTGCTAGTATGCTGGAACCGGCCCAGGTTGAGCAATTCAAACGGATCAGCATGGAACTACGACCGTACCTTCAGGCCGTGCGTGTTGAGCCGACCGATTACGCTGCTGAGCCTACCGAAGAATAGCAACATCGTCAACGGAGTGGCTCGATGGACACCAACGATTTCCTGCAAGCCCTGTTCCAAGACGGGATAGACGGTGAACACAGACTGTCTATTTTCTGCCTGCCGAGCAGGACAACCAAGCGGTTTGATAATACCGCCGAGGCTGTAAAGTTTGCACTGGCCCAGGCCGAGAATGAAAATGTATATTTCGGCCTGGGCCTAATTGGTGGATCACCGCACGGACGCGGGAAGCTGGCCAATGTAGTTGGTATCGGCGGTCTATGGGCGGACATCGACTTAGCCGACGAGCAGCACTCTAAGCCCAACCTACCACCAAACGAAGCGGAGGCCCGCAAAATATTTGCCGGCATACCACTCAAACCCTCGATTATTGTCAACAGCGGCGGCGGCCTACACGTATATTGGATTTTCAAAGAGCCGTGGATATTCGATTCAGACGATGAGCGGACTGCCGCCGGCAAATTGTGCAAACGCCTGGGAGCTACGCTCCGCAGCGAGGCCTCCAAACTTGGATACGACATCGACAGCGTAGGCGACCTGACCCGCGTACTGAGGCTGCCTGGAACGCTTAACCATAAATACCCTAAGCCGCGAGCGGTAATCACCGCCGACATACACGACGGAAAATATCTGCCCGATGACTTTGAGAATATCTTGGTAGATGATGACTTTTGCGCTTGGAGCACTACTGTCGTTGAGGTTGATGATATTGTTTTGTCCGCTGAGGCGGATGCACCCACTGAAAAACTCACCGCACTGATCGAGAATGACATCAATTTCAAACGGTCGTGGAACCGTCAGAATAGCAAGTTGTCCGACCAATCGGCCAGCGCCTACTGCTTGTCCCTGGCCAATACTGCCGTGGCTGCCGGCTGGGTCGACCAGGAGATCGCCAACCTGATTATCGCCTGGCGGCGAAGGCACAAGGATAAGCCGGAAAAGGCTCTGCGTTGGGACTGGATCAAAAACCATATTCTCACTCCGGCCAGACGTGATACCAAAAGCAGCATAGAGGACCTGGCCGATAAAGCCCACGCCATACCGGATAGTCAGGCCAAAAGGTCTTTTATCCTCCAACAGATAAGCCGCGAACTGGGGCTGCCTATTGTGCGGTGGATGCAGCACGGCAAAGTCGATGCGAAATACTCGATGCAACTGGCTGGCGGCCAGTGGATTCCGATGGGCAACGTATCTGATATAACCACTACTAACAGATTCCGGGACAAAGTTTACGAGGCTATTGGTAAAATATTGTTTACCAGCATGAAAGCTAAAAAATGGGCCGGTATCTGCAACTGTCTCGGCCAGGTGGTCGAGGTAGTCGATAACCCCGAATCCCGGCCCGACTATGAGGCCAACCAGTGGATTACCAACTACCTCAAAAACAGACCCGATGTCAGCGACGGAGCCTGGCAATTCAAGGCGGCCAATAACCTGCCCCTGCTCAAAGACGGGCAAATCTACATTCATGCCGGGGAATTGCGGGAGCACCTCCGTACGGTCCTCGGCGAGCGGATCACCAACCCGAAAATGTGCCAGTACCTAAAACTAGCTGGATACACTCAGAAAAACCTATCCTGGCGGTTCGAGAGCCTACGCAGCGCGACGAGCTACTGGCACAAGCCCTACGATGACCTGGCTATGGACGCCAACGTGGGCCTGCCACTGGAACAGAACAATGAGGAGGCGACATAGTATGCTCCAGACCGAGATCGCCCAACAGGGGGCAACGAGGACGACCTGGCCAGCAGCAGTGGTTTGTCATAATTGTCATATATGGCGCATACTTTTAATGCGAAACGACTTTTTATGTCCCCTGGATTTGGTTTCAGCTATGACAATTGATATAAGTCTTTATGTAATAAAGGCTAAGTGCGTCATAATTCAAAAACTAGAAGTTATGACAGGTCTTTGTAACTATGTATAAAACAAAAACTTGTATAAGAAAAATTGTCATAACCGCCCGCGAACCGGGTTATGCCAGTTATGACAAATACAGGCATATGGGTAATATGGGTAAGATAGACAATATAGCTAATAGTGGTGTAAAATAGTCCACTAAAGGCAAAAATACGTAAGTCTTTGTGTGTACTAGACTTCGAGTTATGACAAAAAAACCACGAATCTGTAACTATATGAAACCACAAGACTTATGCAAAAACTCTAAACGACCTGGCGATTTCAAAATCAGGAACGTGTGTGTGGTCTTAAAACTCGTATATACATTATGACATTATGACAAACGCAGAGAATAATAGTCAAGTGTGGGCAGTCATTGGCCCGCCCGGTACAGGAAAAACAACGTGGCTCGCGAGCGAGGCTCGTGCGCTTGTAGAGTGGTCCAACAAACGGTACGGCGGGATGCTCAAAACACCGGTCATGCTCTGTAGTCTGACCCGCGCAGCAGCAGCAGAGATAGCTGGCCGTGATTTACCTTTACCCCTCGAAGCCGTTGGTACCCTCCACGCCCATGCCTTCCGCGCCCTGGGCAATCCCCGACTGGTCGAGACTAATCTGAAAGATTTCAATGAGAGCCAGACCGAGTTTACGATCACCACTACCAACCGCAAGAACACGGACGATCCCGACTGGGAGACTACTGGTATTGGGCTAGGTGATCAGGCAATGGCCGCCTATCACGTCCTGCGTGCTCGGATGGTTCACCCCGACACCTGGCCGATAACGGTCAAGCACTTTGCCAAAATCTATAACGAGTGGAAGGCCGACGCCGGCCTGCTGGACTTCACCGACCTGATTGAGCAGGCTTGGCGCGATGTGGATACCGCCCCGGGCGCGCCGCTGGTTATGCTGGCCGACGAGTGTCAGGATAATTCCGCGTTAGAGTTCTCGTTATTAAAAAAGTGGGGTCAGGCTGCCGGCAAGCTGATTGTAGTTGGTGATCCGTTCCAGGCTCTCTATTGTTGGCGCGGGGCACACCCAGAAGTATTCATGGACGATACTATACCAAATACGCACCGTAAAGTTTTAGGTCAGTCTTATCGAGTACCGCGCGCCGTGCATCGGGCTTCGTTACAGTGGATCAAAGGCTTGTCTACCTATAAGCCTATCGAGTACAAGCCGCGCGATTATGACGGTGTGGTTACAACCTGTGATGCCAACTGGAAGGCCCCGGAGATTGCCGTTAATCTGGCCGAGAAGTATTTGGATCAAGGCAAGTCGGTTATGATAATGGCCTCGTGCTCTTTCCTGATGGTTCCGACGGTAGAGGTTATCCGTAAGCGCGGCCTGCCGTTTTCTAACCCGTGGCGTACGCGCAGGGGCGACTGGAACCCATTAAGCAGGGGACGCGGTATTACCATGACTCAGCGTATTCTGGAGTATCTGCGCCTAGACAAGAGAACTTACGGAGACGACTATCGGCTATGGACGCCGGAAGAACTGTTTCACTGGGTTGATGTGCTGAATAGCCGGGGATTGTTTCAGCGAGGCTCTAAAACCATTTTAGAAAACATGGCCAAGCAGAAAGAACAGCAGGCTATGACCGGCGAGGAGTTGCGGGATATGTTCGAGGCCCCGCCGTTTAGGGAAATGCTGGAACTATTTCAAAAACGGGAGCAGGATGATAAGATTCCACTGGACGAGGTATTAGCCTGGTGGGAGAACCGAGTACGCGACAAGAAGAAAAGAACGGCTGCTTATCCGCTGCGAGTAATAAGAAAGCATGGTGTAGATGAGGTCAAGAAGGCACCGAAATTATTTGTTGGGACAATCCATAGTTTCAAGGGAAGTCAGGCCGATTGCGTCTTTGTATATCCTGATCTGTCGCCGTCCGGCTATCGGGAGTGGTCGTGCTTTGGTACTAGCCGTGATAGCGTTGTGCGTATGTTTTATGTGGGATTGACTAGGGCGAGGGAAACAGTCGTTGTATGTAATCCACTAACCAGCAGGTCGGTCAACCTGAGAATGGTGGTCTAATGAAAACAATAACCGTTCGAGTAAAGCAGTGGTGCGTAAAATGGTACCGGAGACTATTCCGAGGTTACCGACCGAGTAAGTCTCAGTGGAAACCGGTGAAGATACATATACCCGGCAGTCGGATCAAGGTAGCTAAAAAGGTCAGGGCGTGTAGTCGGAACGATCCGTGCTACTGTGGTTCCGGTAAAAAGTACAAGAAGTGTTGCATGAAATAAGGAGAATGACGTGAGTAATCCCTGGTATGATATTTTTGACGCTCGTATTCGCTCAATGCTTTATCGAAATAATATAAAGTCGATTAATGAACTGCGGAAGATAAAGCCAAGAGATATGCTGTACTGGAAGGGCTGCGGTAAAAAGACGGTGGCTACAATACAGGCGTACCTGGATACGGTGTCTCCGTTCAACTTGCGTGATGTAGATAATGCAACAGATGAAGAAAAAGAAGTGTTTGGCGAATGGTATGCAATGATAGACGGCCCATTGGATGAAGATGGTGACTATCCTGATTATTGGCCGTTTAATTGGGAAGATTTATTAGAAGCTTTCATGGGCGGTATAGATTTTCAAGCTAGGAAACAAAAACTAACCAAGGAAAAAACATGACTATAAATAATTACAGCACCGGAATAGGTTTTCCTGGACTGCTTACCATCGTTTTTATTGTGTTCAAATTACTAGAAAAGATTAATTGGTCTTGGTGGTGGATATTGTCACCCCTATGGATACCAGCTGCCATAGCCATAGCTATTTTGGCGTGTTTGGGAATGTTATTTCTTGTTGTATTTACAGTAGAAAAAATTAAAAGGAAAGGAAATAAAACATGAAAAAGATTGCAGTGTGTTTATTAGCTATTCTTTTCTTAGTTGGCTGCGGTAAGTTATCCGATAGTCAGCGGCGGGACGTGCGCGAGGCTATGAACCAGGCCGACCGAGCGGCTCGATTAAATGATCCCCGAACCAGCATGTATGAACTGGAAGACCAGGATCAAAGATTCATGGACGCACTGCGGCAACTGGATGATCTGCCGGATACAGACGAGGTGGAAGAGTTGAGGTCCTGTGGATCATATATGTACTCAGCATTAGTTACGATAAAATATACTATCAGACTTGTTCAACTTGGCGGAGATAATTCGGTTAATAAGTATGACAGTGCCCTGAACGATGTATATAAAACACACCGAGAATTTATCAAAGCGGCTCAAAAAGTATTGGATAAGTCAAAATGACCACCGAGAAGTCTATTACTAAGTCGATTACAGCCAACCTTGACCGGCACGGTATCTTCTGGCTGAAAATTCATGGCAGCCCGATGCAGCGCCGGGGTATGCCCGACCTGCTCGTAATCAAAGAGGGGCGAGCTTATTTTTTCGAGATCAAAGTACCGGGGAATAAACCGACAATGCTGCAACATCATCGGCTGGAACAGATACAGCATGCCGGGGCCGTTGCCCTGGCTGTACATGACTGGGACGAGGTAAAAACTACTCTAGGAATCTAATATGCCCGCTACCATCATCGAACGTACCGACCAGGGGTTAGGCATTCTCTTTACGTTTAACCGGAAAGAGTGGCAGGTGCTCCCGGAGTTTTTTGACCTAGCCGATGCAGCCGAACGTAAGTGTAAAGCCCTGCATCGGGAGAATCAATGGCTGGCCAGCCAGGTGATAACCGTTGTCCGAACGATTGATGTGCCGGAAAAGATCAAGGCATCGCTCGTAAATAAACTTAGTCGTTGACAAATGATTAGACTAAATACATGCTATAGCAGGCACGGAGGTTATGATATAGCAACTATCGGGTGGAGACAGTTAGTCAGACAGGCTAGGAATAATAATGGGGGATTTGTCGCCCTGATTAACCGGCTGGATGGGGTAATCAATGAGCTGGCTAGGAACCTGGCCGGTGATTGTATCGAGGATGCCAAACAGGAAGCTCGACTAGCAGTATGGCAAAAACTGAAACAAGTTCGTTTACGAATGGCCGACGAACAGATCAATCAGTGGCTAGTTAATGCCGCCAAACATGCTATCCGCCATGAAGCCTATCGGCAGTACAAGCAGACCAGATTATTGAACTATACTGACGAAGATCAATCCGAAACAATCGGGTGCAACGAGAGGATGACTGATAGACTAGAACACATGAACCTGCAAACCTATCTATACCGATTAAAAACTCAAATTGACAAATACAAATTACTCTTGCGATATGCGCCTGTTATTAGAGCTAAAGGTCAACACCGGCGACGGGACTTCTTCAAGCCGGTCCGTGCTCAGATGAAGGCCGACGCTAAGATCGTCCCGCCACCCGTAACCGTCAAACGAATGCTCGATAAAATTACTAGCAAAGGAGATCGCCGTGCCTGATGATATTGCCATTGTTCAAGTACCTGTTGATAAACTCAAGCCCTGGCCCGGCAACCCTCGGACCATTACCGAAGAACAACTGGCCGCCGTTGTTCGTAGCCTAAAAGAGTTTGGCTTTGTCGATCCGATCATCGTTCGGCCATCAGACCAGATGGTTATCGGCGGACACCAGAGATTGAAAGCAGCTAAGATACTGGGCATGACCACCGTACCAGTCGTCTATAGGGAGTATGACGATACCAAAGCCAAGCTACTTAACATTGCCCTTAATAAAACCGGAGGCGGATGGGACTACCCCGTGCTGACCAACCTACTTGTCGAACTCGATGCACTGCCCGATATAGACATAACCCTGACCGGTTTTACCGTGGGCGAGATCAAAGAACTACAAGGTGAGTTCACTCCACCATCAGAAGGCTTGACCGACCCGGACAACGTGCCTGAACCGCCGGACGAGGCTATTACTAAGCCGGGGGACTTGTGGATGCTCGGCAATCACCGCGTATTATGCGGCGACTCTACGAAGGCCGAGGATGTCGAGCGGCTCATGGATGGGAATAAAGCCGATATGGTGTTCACCGATCCGCCATATAATATTAATTTGGGCCATATAGCAAGGGCTTATAATAATTACGACGACAAAAAAAAGAAAGACGTATTCCGCTTATTTATGGTTCAATTTTTATCTAACGCATTGCGGGCATCTAATCCAAACTGCAACTATTACGTATTTCATGCCAATCGAGATATACCTCTTTTTCAAAATATCTTCGGCGAACTGGAAATTCATTTTCATCAGTGGCTATACTGGATCAAAGGTGGAGGAATCTTAGAAAACTCCGACTATATACAAAATTATGAGGTGCTAACTTACGGATATATCGGCAAGCATCGATTCTGTGGGTCTAAGGGCTTTGTTGCCGCTGAGGTGTTTCAACATGAAAAGACATCTGGGAGCGAAGCCCACCCAACATCAAAGCCTACCGCGCTTCTGTGTAAGTATTTAAATGGTGGAACAACTGCGGGTGATACTGTTTTAGATTTATTCCTCGGCTCCGGTTCAACGCTCATAGCGTGCGAGAAACTGAACCGTATCTGTTACGGCATGGAAATCGATCCGCACTATTGTGATGTTATAATTCAGAGATATGTAGATTTTTCTGGAAAACCAGCTAAACGCGAAAGCGATGGCAAAAAGTGGACCGAACTGAAAGATCCAAAATGAATCCCAAACTCTTTCCCCTGCTGCTTATGGTCCTTGACCTCGGAGCCTCGATTGTCTGGTTCAGCCACGGCGATTTGAGACGTGGATTTTATTGGCTGATGGCCGCCGGACTGACGCTCTGCGTAACTTTAGGGAGTGTTAGCATGATAGCAACCAACAATAATGATTACGGAGGGACATCCGACTCAAACTGGACACCAACAGAAGAATACTATGTTGGTAATGCCAGTGGTATATTCGATGCCGATGATTTACGTAGGAAACAACGTCAAAGGGAATTAGACTGGATTGATGGATTCAGACGTGTTTTACCAGTAGATGCATCCAGACCCATCGTAGCAGATAGCCAACGACAGGGATTAACAGCCGATGCTGCCTCAGCTATTGCACTCAAGCGGGGATTAAAGTAGTATTCTAACCACTCTTCGAATCGGTACTAACTACAGAGGAATACTCTATTTATGTAATGATAAATCATTATGGCCTATAGAAAAACACACTATAACGACTTCAACCTGTGTAAAGATATAGCGGAAAGTTCGTTACCGCTTACAGAAATAGCAGTTAAACACGATCTGAGTGAGGCTCAGGTTTTCAAGATAGCCTGCGGAGATAGTAGGCCGGAGCTTCATGCCATGATCGAGAAGCTCAGCCAAGGGTATTATCGGGAGACGCTCAGGGTTCTACGGTCTAGGGGGCGAGCCTTTGCCCAGCGAATTCTCCAAGCTGCTGAAGGTGAGATTCCAGTGACCAAGAACGGCAAGAAAAAGTATCGGTCGGCTAAGGCCGAAACCATACTCCGGGCCGCGATCAAGGGTATCGAATTAGCTGCTGGACTGACAATATCCGGTTATGACAACTCGGACGGTTCTACAGTCATCCGCACGTCTTTGCCGATCAATTTACAGCCAAAAACGAATCCTGTCCAACCGGCCCCGCGTGCGAGAGATGATGAAAGTGAGTCGGATTAAAAATATGCGCCTATACTATGACAAATTGTAGAAGTGGGTTTAGGGAGTTCTTGTGGCTCAGTTGACGCTCGATAGTAGTGGTGTGGTCCGACCGAATCCGGGTGCTCAGGCGGAGTTCGCCGCCGACTGGACTCACAACTTTATAGGCTATGAGGGCGGGTGGGGATGTATTACCGCCGATACTCCGATTTATAATCCAATTACCAAAGAATCTTATGCGGCTGAATCTCTAAGGTCGAAGGCTAATGTTGTTTTAGGATGGAATGGTTTTAGATTGGAGCCTTTTGCTGCGACCAATGTGTTTGCAAAGTATAAGACGGATATTTATAGGGTAGAACTAGATAATGGTGTATTTGTTGATGTCGCTAAGAATCATTTGTTTTTGACTTCTTGTGGTTGGCAGCCCTGCGGCGCTTTGGAGCAGAGACAGCTTTTAATATACGCTCCCGGCCTTCCGGGGTCCAATTTGGACATTTGCCCTTCAACGTCCGGGCTAGGTGAGTATGATTATTTGGATAGAGAATTAAATTGTCTGATTGATTATTTTGATGATTATTATCACGATGATGTACAACCTCGTCTGGCGAAAGATTTCTTCCCAACATCTGACTCATTATCAATCGGTGCTCACGGACGTAACCATGTTTATCGGCCATTGGATGACCAGGCTTCAAAAGTAAAACATAGTTACTCTTGTCTATTGTGCGACCACCCTTCCAAAAATGATTCTTATGAGGACGGGCTTTCTTTGCTAGGCGAGGAATACCCTGTTTCGACATGTGCTTGCGGATCGATTCTTCGCGAGCACCGAGAACATGAGACATCTCTTTGCAACTTAAGCCTTCCGCACGGAGCTTGCGAACTTGGTCTGTATCGATCTTTACATATTGTTTTTTCTTTGTCTCCATGCAATTATTATACAGTAGGGATGCGGATACGGTCAATAAGAAAATTAAAAAAAGATTGGGTTTTTGATATTCGCGTACCTGAAGCTGATAGTTATGTGGCAAAGGGTATGATTCATCATAATTCGGGCAAGACTTTTATCGGTGCCCGCAAGCTGGAAACGCTGCACGTCCATAATGCGTTTGACGCACACGGTCAGCCGACGGGGGTGCCTAGTGTTATCATCGCGCCTAGCTATCGAGGTGCTATGGACTATTGCGTACCGGAGATGTTTCGGGCTTGTGAGGAGGTGGATGAACCGATAGAGTGGATCAGTAGTCGTAAAGGCCGGATCGAGGGACCGGCGTTTATCTTCCCACGTTTGGGTACAGGTGATAATCCCAGTGTGATTATGGTGCGTTCGGCTGATATGCCGGAGCGGATTGCCGGCTGGCAGGCGGGTGCGGCCTGGGGCGATGAGCCGGCACGCTGGAAAGAAGATCGGTTCGATCCCCGCAACGATGCTTATATTCAGCTTACCGGTCGAGTACGACACCCCCAAGCTAACTTTATCCAGTGCATGTTTACATATACAAACGAGGGAGACCATACGCGGATATACGAGGAGATGCACGGCGGCTATCCAACTCACGCCTGGTATCGGGGATCGACTAGAGAGAATCCTTGCATGGCTGATTTTTATGAGATGCAATCGAAGCTGCTAACGCCGGACCTAGCTGCCCAGTACCTTGAGGGCCAGGCTGCGAATTTGCGAGGCGCTCTGGTCTATCCTCAGTTTGACGATGACCTGCACATAGACGATAGCATTACACTTAAGGACGGCCTGCCTCTTTGTCTGATGCTGGACTTCAACATAGCGCCGGGAATGCACGGATTGATCGGGCAGTACATACCCAACCAAGATATGTTTCTGATTGTCTATGAGCTATATGCAGACCGCCTGGATGTGCGGGGGTTGATTGATATGTCTGTCCGGCTGATAAATACCGACCTTGGTGGACTGGCTAAGTACGGGCCGGAGTTGCACGTATTCGGCGATGCAACCGGCGGAAGCCACTGGGCGGGGACCGGCGAGAGTTGTTATGCCATCGTTCGTCAGTCTCTGCGGGGCGCCAACGTCAATCACCGTATCCGGGTGCCGGCGGGCAACCCCCCGGTAGTTGATCGGGTCAATGCCGTAAATGTAGCCTTGCTTGATATGCAGGGAAATGTTAGAGTAAAAATACACGGGCGGTGTAAGCGGTTGATAAATGATTTGCAGCGTATGAAGCGGAACCAGTATGGCGACTTTGAGCAGACGGATAAGAAGCTAGGCCATGCGGTTGATGCCTTCGGTTACTTTGTTTCCTACCTGCGGCCTGCGCGAGTGATACCGCAGCGGATGGTCAAGGAAGTATCTTTCACGGGTATAGGCGGAGTGCCACAACATGTCTAAAAGAATGAGTACGAGTAAAACAGTAGCGAAGGCTAAGTCTAAAAAGTCTTTGGCCTTAGCCAGCCAGACGGGCAAGCCGAAGCACCTGGCGGAGTTGACCACTGCACAGGTCGTGTCGTACGTCTCGATGATCGGCGGTGACCTACCTAGGTCGTTGCCGAGCGGAGTAACCTATCAGACGTACAGGGACCTGCGCAAAGACCCAACGATAGCACTGGCTCGGAGTATGCTGGCCGCCTCGGTACTATCGGGGTCCTGGTCGATAGAGGCCGATGACGATGTGCCTGATGATATGGTCGCATTGATAGACGACACGTTCATGTCTATGCGCGAGCAGATAATGGAGCCGGCGGTTCTGTTTGGCGATGTGGACTTTGGCTGGCAGGGCTATGAGAAGGTTTTTGAAGAGGACGGCGGCAAGGTAATACTCAAGAAGCTCAAACCTCTACTGCACGACATAACTACAATTCAGATCGAGAAAGAGACGGGGGTGTTTGCTGGATATAAGCAGGTGAACTCATCTACGGGCCAGGACATTATTCTGACCGCCGATAAGTGTCTGCATATAGCTTTCCGTGTTGAGGGTACGCAGTGGTATGGTTCACCGCTATTGGAGAACGCCCGGTCTGTCTGTACCAAATGGACTGACGCGGATGCGGGTGCGGCTACCTACGACAAGAAGGTTGCTGGCAGTCACTTTGTTATTTATTATCCGCCTGGTATGTCCACGGTCGCCGGTGCCACGGTTGACAACGGTGTGGTTGCTGCCCAATTCCTTCGGGCTATGGAGGCCTCCGGCTCGATCTCCATACCTCGGACAATAGCTTCCGAACATGACATTGGTTCCGGTTCTATCAACAGCGAGATGTATTCGTGGAAGATTGATATACTACAAGATTCCGGGGCCCGGCAGCCAGGCTTTGTCGATCGTGAGAAATACTTGGATGCTCTAAAGGTTCGAGCATTGCTTACGCCGGAGCGGTCGATTCTGGAAGGCGAGTTCGGGACCAAGGCCGAGGCCGGTGTTCACGCTGATATGGCCATTGCTAATATGCAGTTGGTCGATCGGCATATTACGCGGTTCGTCAACTGGTATGCAGTGGATCAGGTGATGGTATTGAACTTTGGGGAGGATCAACGGGGTAAAGTGCGCCTAGTGGCTACGCCGCTGATCGATGAGCAGATAGGATTAATCAAACAGATTTACACGGCGATTATAGCCAACCCGCAAGGGTTCTTGGAAGAGTTTGGCACGCTCGACACAGATGCGATGAAGGACAAGCTCGGTCTGCCGAAGTCGAAAGAGATTGCTCAGGCCGGCGACGAGGACGATCCGGAGTTGGCTACCAAAGAAGGCGTGCTGGCCGGCTTGACGGCTGAAGAGCGCGAGCGGCTCAGTCGGTTCATTCCGAGCCTTGGTAGATGATATGCCCCTATTCCGTAAGAAGAATGATTTATTCGAGGCCGTGCAGTGGTACGGGCCGGGAGACCATCCGGCGGTAAGATCATGCGGTGCTCGGAAATCTGGCAACACCTGTGCGGTGTGCGGGCGGCTGATTACCGATCACGGCAATATAAAAACATCAAAGGGATATGAGGTGGTTTGTCCGTGTGATTGGATTGTTACCAACGTGGACGGCGGCTATATGATACGCAAGCAGGTAGTGTTTAATCAAGAGTACGAGGCGGTGGTCCAATGACTATGGCCAAGTTAGTTACCAACGAAGAGCGGCGGCTGGCTCGATTGATGGCCAGCGACTATGCCAGGTACGAGAATCGCGGGACGGCCGTTGCCTCTCGGATCGGGTTTAGGGCCATGCAGAAGGCTCTATCTATCTGGCGTAAGAAAAGTTTGAGGCAAATGCAGAAGGCTGTTCGGTCTGAACTGCTCAAGGGCAAAGACGAGCTACGTGACTTTATGGTCCTGGCTTACATGCTCGGACGTAAGCGAAGTATAGCTGTTAGCACATTGTCTTTGTCTGCTGCCGATAGTGCCACTAATATCTTGCGTAAGCAGATGAAGATGAGCAAGGCCGAGATTGCTTTGATCCGTGAGCAGTTCGATGCCGAGGCGTTTAGGGTTCTGACGAATGTCTCTGACGTAGCTGACGAAAAACTACAAGAGGCGATGGTCGATATTGTTTCGCAGGGCTTACACGTGCGCGAGGGCAAGGTCCGGTTGCAGGAGGCCTTTGATGCGGTGGGGATAACGCCGAGCAATTCTTATCAAGTTGAGAACATCTATCGCACTCAGATGTCAACCGCCTACAGCGCGGCTAAGTGGCAGCACGACAAAACGCCGGTGATTGATGAGATACTTTGGGGCTATAAGTATGCAACCGTTGGCGATGATCGGGTACGACCGAGCCATGTTGAATTAGATGGCGTTACGTTGCCGAAGGACAATCCGTTCTGGCAGACAGGCTTTCCGCCGAATGGATGGAGTTGCCGGTGCATTGCAATCGAGTTGTTTGAGGAACGCGAGATAGTTGAGGCACCGGCTGGTTGGTTGCCGGACGAGGGTTGGGGTTTTAATCCAGGAGAGGTCTTTGCGAGGATTGCAGGATGAAACAGTATATAACTATAAAAGAAGTGGCTAGTAAGTTGGCTGTATCTGAACAAACAGTACGGCGATTAATACACAATAGAAAACTAGATGCTGTACTTGTTGAACGTCAGTATCGAATTGTTGAATCTAATGTTGATTTGGCATTATCTTCTATGTCTGGCATGTCTAATACCACAAAAACACACCGTAAATGACCTATCAGTAACTATCAACAGCTATCAGAAGCAACAGAGCAATCATCTCGCTCGTTTTTCTCTTTCTCCCGACTGACTTTATCCCTACGATAATAACCGAAGCTACGCAATCGTTCTACGGAGGTGATTTATTCCGTACCCCAACGAGCATTCTGCCAGACTGCAAGACCCGGACAAGTATGTGCGCATTCGCCGGGAGAACGACAAGTTCGGTGAAGGCATTCATGCTATCTGGGGTGTGCTGAAAGACGGAGAGGAAAAGGTAGAGTTGCAGGCTATCCGTTTTGACGCTGCCAAGTTTACCGAGCAAGAGGCTCGTGCCTGGTTGAAGGACCACGATCACAAACCGATTCAATTTGAAAAAGCATCAGAGGCCAAGGCCGCTTTTCTGTTGTCACTGCAAACTGGGCCGGGGATTGCGGTACAGGGTGTTCGCATAGAGAATGGCCTGCCGGTTCACCGATACAAGAAAGAGCTAATTAGGATTGGTAGGTACATCAAGGCTTCCGATGGTATTTCGTTTGAGGTCACTGATAAGACTCTCGACCATTGGGTAGCTACATTTTCTCACTGGACCAAGGCCGGCAACAAAGTTCCGATACCACTGACGCACCGCGATCCTACTAATCCCGAACAGAATCAAGGGTGGGTGGTAGACATGTTCCGCGAGGGTAACTCGCTATTTGCCGTGGTGGACTTAGTAGGTAAGGATGCAGGTAAGCTGGCTTTGACTTCTGATGTTTCTATTTATGTGCCGCCAGAATTTACTGACGGTCATGGGAATGTCTACCGCCGACCCATTACTCACGTTGCATTGTGTACAGACCCGATTATTCCGGGTTTGAAGGGTTTCGAGTCTGTGGCTGCGTCATTGCAGTCAACTAAGGAGAATGATATGGACTGGACAAAGATAAAAGAGGCTTTGGGCATTGCTGAAGATATGACCGATGCGAACGCCGAAGAGTTGATCTTGAAGGCTCTTGCTGAGCTTAAGAAGATTACCGAAGATAAGTTGAAAGTCGGCGAGCAGAAAGTTGAAGAGATTCAAGCAAGCCACAAGATCAAGACCCCCGATCCGTTGCTGGTCAAGTTGGCCTCGGAGAACCGGGACATGAAGCTGCGATCTCTGGTGGCCTCGGCCCGAATAACTCCGGCCGTCAAAGACAAACTGGCCAAGCGGTTTGTCGAGAGTGCTGCTCTGGCCTTGTCGTTATCGAAGGGTGACGACGGGTTTGACGATCTAGTTTCAATCTTGGCTGAGAACGATCCGGTTAAGCTCAAAGAGCAAACGGGTCCGCAAGTGTTGTCTTTGGCTGGCGGTCCTGGCCAGACGACACCGAATCCGGTAACGGCGGACATTGACCGAAGGCGTAAACAAGCTGGCCTGACGAATTAAAGCAGGTGCGTTCCTGCTATTTGTGTTGGTCTAAACGAGAAACGGTTTACAAGTAAGGAGTATAGAAATGTCAAGTCTAAGCGAAACTGTACGGATTCAGGATGTTTTGAAGTGGGTCGTGAACCAGGATTATTGCCTAGAGAAGCTGACACTGAAAGCATCTACTATTCAAACGATCCAGATTGGTAGTCCTCTGCGCGACAACACCGGTTACATTCTGGTCGCCAATGGTCAGGAAGCTAACGTCACTGCCATTGCACTGGAAGCAATAGTTACGGAATCAGTTGATCCCGGTGACGAAATCCTGTGCCTGGTCCGAGGCCCGGCTATTGTCGATGAGACCAGGGTGGACGCAGCGTGCGAGGCCAGCGTAGGCTGGTCTGAGATTGAGGCTTATCTATTGGCCCTGGGAATTATTGGCCTGGCTGAAGCGACAAACTACGAGGAAGGTACACCGATCACCTAAGGTGGTGATTATGTAGTTTTGGGAGTGACGTGTTGGACTTTACTCTGTAAGGAGAAAAACAATGGCTTTGTTAGACATTTTCAAATCAGATGCGTTTGGACTAGCGAGTTTGACGGATGCGATTAATCGGATGCCATATAAACCGGCTCGGATCGGCGAGATGGGAATCTTTGAATCGCAGGGTGTTACTACGCGGGCAATCATGGTCGAGGAGAACAACGGTGTTCTGTCCTTGCTGCCGACTAAGCGTCCGGGTGAGCCGGCGACTCAGGCACGAGCTGGTAAGCGGACCATGCGTTCGTTTACCGTTCCGCACATACCCTTCAATGATACTGTTCTTGCATCATCCGTCCAGGGTGTACGCAAGTTCGGTAGCGAGAACGAGACCGAGGGTGTTGCTGAGGTGGTCAACAATCGATTGGCTGAAATGCGCCAGAGCCACGAGGCTACGCTGGAATACCATCGTGTTGGCGCTATTCATGGTAGCCTTCTGGACGCTGACGGTGCAACCGAGATATATAATCTGTTCACCGAGTTCGGCGTAACGGAGACCACCGTGGACTTTGTGTTTGCCACTGCCACGACTGATGTTCGAGATACCTGTATCACTGTCATCGAGGCTATCGAGGATGCTTTGCAGAACGCGCCTTTTACTAAGGTCAGAGCAATATGTGGTTCAACATGGTTCAGGGCACTGATTGGCCATGACAGCGTGAAGGATGCTTACTATCGCTTCCAGGATAGTGTCAATCTTCGCAATGATCCTCGCAAGGGCTTTGAGTTCGGCGGGATTACCTTTGAGGTTTATCGCGGTTCGATCGGTAGCGTGGACTTTATTAATACCTCACAAGCTCGGTTCTTCCCAGAAGGCGTTCCCGGACTGTTCAAGACCTATTACGCTCCTGCGGACTTCATCGAGACGGCTAATACGATTGGCCTGCCGATGTATGCCAAGCAGAAGGTAATGGACTATGATCGAGGCATTGAGATTCACACGCAGAGCAATCCGCTGTGCCTGTGCACTCGTCCTCTGGTTCTGGTCAAGGGCACGCAGTCCTAAGTGCGAAGTTCGTTTGCTTGATGAGTCGGACTTCTATTAGATAAGGAGTATAGACTATGAGTCTTTCAGCGTTCAAGATATGGTTGGCCAAATATGGCTCGGTAGCTGCTATTGGCGAAGGTGCTGTTGATACGGCGGAGCTTGCTGCTGATGCAGTTGACGGGACAAAGATTGCCGATGGTGCAGTCGATTCGGAACATATAGCTGCCGGGGCAATTGACACCGCTCATTTGGCTCTGTTAGCGGTTGATAATGGCCAGATTGCGGCCAATGCTATTACATCAGACAAGATCGCCGCCGGAGTGGTTATCGCCTCGGACATTGCCGACGGTACTATCACCGATGCCAAGATTGCTACTGGTGCAAATCTTACTCTGGGCAAGATAGCTGTGGCCAACGGTAAGATACCGATTGGCAACGGGTCTAGTATCGCCGAAGCTCAAACGATCACTGGTGATATTACTATCAGCAATGCGGGGGTAGGTGCTATAGCTGCTGGTGCCATAGTCAACGCGGACGTGAACGCGGCTGCGGCTATTGCCGTAACCAAGCTCGAAGGATTAGCTGATGGAGAAATTGTAATCGGTGTTGACGCTGACCCTGCCAACAATGCCAAAGTAACTATGTCAGGTCATGGCACGCTG